GGCAAACTTCTGTAACTCTAATTCCTTGTTGTCTGGTAGTACAGTTGAACGACTCCTACAACCTTCCAAAAAGAGAGTAATCTCTTCCGGGAATAGTAGGCGAACTAGTTCAAGATGAACTCTATCTGAAGCCTCTTTGAGGTCCAAAGTAGAGTACTTACCATCGATCGAAGCGTTAAACGCTAACCGACGATTCGTCTCTTGATCAGTGAAGTTAACAAAACCCTTGGTTAAGGGGTGCTTCTCCACTCGTTCGACTATTGCTCTAGATAGTCCTTGTTGGACCCATTGAAAATCAACGGGTTCACAAGAGATCAGCCTAGGGCCACGAGAATCCTTCGGTACGAGTAAAACTCGCGCCGGGGAATCTTTGTCACCAAGTTGACTAAACTTAGTGTACGTATCGCAGACGTGTCCTAAAGATGCACAAAAATATGCATCAAAAGGATATAGGTCTGTAATGCGTCTGCTAACATTCGTCCATCGGAACTTGTCTTCGAGTGTTTGCTTAGTTGCAACCACGCCGGGACCGTGCCGAGGAACTATATTAATACAGTCAAAAGCAGAGAAAACCCTTGCTAGGGCAATCCTTGCTTCGCGGACTACACCATTGATAGTATCCCACGCGTCAAACCTATCCTTTACAGGACTGGAAAGCCGGGTGGGAGTACGTCGCCGGGTAGTAGTGCAAATCCTATTTTTGACTTGCGTCAAAAACGGGGACAAGTCGGTAAGGTCTTTTTCGGCTTCACAGAAGTCGTTAAGTACCTTTGATTCTTGTCGTTCATTATACGGCAGCTCATATTTGTAAAAACAATACATGAGCAATCGTAAGGTTCTGACGCTTTGCGCGTCGGGATCTTGAAGGACATTTCCGTCTTTGGCGATAACAGTTTGAAAGAGTTCCCCCATGAACATGGGGTACTCGCAACCAGGAGCGGGTTTAAAGCCGCAACTGATTGAGTTCATTCTGCATGCGCCGGCGAGCACTTGATCAAAGTGCTTACCAAGACGGGGTAGGGTTTTCGTAAGAAAACCGATTCCTTCAGAGCTCATACGGTCTGCAACCTTTTGGGTTGTTTTCCGTAATGATGCCGTGTTGAACACGACTCCATGACGCTTGTGAGCGTCACGAAGGAGTGCAGCGATGATTTTATACTCATCTAGGCTCTTATTGGGGACCATATGGCCTCCCTCCTAGAGCATGTACACGCCTCCGTGATTCCACGAGACCTAACATCGCTTATTTCTTCACGATATTAGTTTCGCAATCTCTTTTAGAA